GACGTCACGTATATGTGGAGTCCTACAACAAATACACCAGTTAATATACCGATATCTACTCTTACGCATGCAGTTGGAGATGACTTTATGGTATATTTTCCAATTGTTATACCGCGAATGAGAATTCAACGTGTATCTCTTGCTACAGCAGATTTTGTACATTTAAGTAAAAACACTGATGCACATGGAAGTGCAGCACCTAGAGTGGCGAATAAACAATCGCAGTCACCTGGAGTGCCAGTCAATTTTCAGATGTTATCAAATTTCAAAAAGAGTGTAAAGGAGGTAGTAAATATTGGAGATACTATAAAAGCAAATCGTGAGTGTGCCCAATCGTTAAAAGATACCGCTGATGCAGTTGGTGGAGTCCTTCGGGATTCCCCTGCGTCAGTTGTACTAGCAGCTTGTGACTCAAATTCCAAAGTGTCTGAATTTTGGAATAAATGGATGAAAATTTCTGAATTACTAACTGATTGTGTGCTGAATGTTGCACATATTTGTAAGGGTGGACCAATTGCAGTAATGGCGATAGCCAATTTGACAACAAAACTTGGTAGATTTGCCAAACCATACATTTGGGACAAACTAATTAAACTTAGTGAAGTTACATTGCAAGGTAAGGAGAAAGGAAGTATAACTTCATGGTTTCCTCAATGGAATCAGATATTTAGGGATTTGGCACCATCGATTACTGCAGTAGCATTATCTATTTTGTCTTGTGAATTTACGGGAGCTGATAATATATCGTTTCGAATTAGATTTGATGAAGCTATGGAAGGTAAAATATCTTTACTTGATAAGTGTATGGCACTTTTCCAAGTTATCATTGATTATATATTCGAAGGAACAGGGTTCTTTGTTGATTGGTACAAATATTCACATGCTGAAATTACGCAATTAGTTTCAGACTTTAATAGTGATAATAGTGAAGGCAAATTTGATAGTGATAAAATTCAGGAAAGTGACAATAAGGAGAAATTGGATAAGTATTATAAGAAAGCTATTAGAATTTCAAAATATGCTCCAGCTATTCCTAAGTTTCCTATTCAGTATACAAAATTAGCAGAAACTATAATTAAAACTTATAAAAGTGTTAAGATACCAGCTGAAGCTTCACGCTGCGTGCCAACTGCAGCAGCATTTATGGGGAAATCTGGAGTTGGAAAAAGTTTGTTAATTGGAACTGTATTACCTATAATATTACTTCTAAAAACAAAACTGTGTGAATCAGCAAGTCAAGCACAATTTAGTACTTGGGCACGTCCCACGGGGCAGAATGTCCATTTTTTTGACGGTTATACTGGTCAAAAGGTAATGTATGTAGATGATTTTTTAAAAGAAATTGAAGCAAAGGATGCGTCGGATATGATAAATCTTATATCGTGTACCCAGACTCCACTTGAAATGGCAAAATTAGAGGAGAAAGGCCGATTATTTTCATCCAAGTTTATATTAGCTACTACGAATAGTTCAAATTTTGCTAATGTTCATGGACTAATGCATCCAGAAGCACTGTGTACGCGCTTTGTAAATGCGTGGACAATTACTACAAAGAATCAAGATGGATCAAAAGCGGC